AGCAATTGCTGCTGGTAGTGTCATAGCTCCATCACTGATAGAAGAAATTGCGGAGGTTGAAGTAAAACGGATGGCAGTACCTATTATCCCACCTTCACACATTAAAAACCCTGTGGAAGGCATGTTGGTTTATCCGGCAGCCGGAATGATAAAATGTTACTGTTTCCTGAATGGTAGGTGGGTTTTATTGTAAATTACAAAAATCATATGCTTGGAGGTTCGTTACCATGGATTATCGCCCACTTTATAGGAGATTACCTTTTACAAAACGACTGGATGGCCCAAAACAAGAAAAGAAGTAGTCTTGTTTGTACTATACATGTTACTCTGTACTGCGTACCGTTTCTATTCAGCGATGTCAGTTTTGTGTCTTTGATTTTGATTTATGCACAGCACTGGATACAAGACCGGACAAAGTTCATCTCATGGTATTGTAGACGATTTGGAATATTTCAATCTGAATTAAAAACCAGCGCATTGCCTTGGGGTCACTTCATTGTTGACAATGTGTTTCACGTCATTTGGGTTTGGTTGGTTTTGAGCATTTTAAATTAGACATTATTATGAACAGCGAACCACTTGAAAGCTTGGAATTAACCGATGACGACAAGTTTTGGCAGCTTTTGTCTTAGTCTGTATAGCGATTAAGGTGGCTAAAAAGAAAGATCTTATTACTATGGAGTTCATTTTAGGTGCATTGAAGTCGCACATGAAAGAAAGGGTAGTAAAAATTGCTGAGAGTAAAACCATCAATAAGCCAAAAGAGGAGTGGGTATGATTTTACTAATTATATTTCTGTCGATGTTGTGTGTTTCATTGTTTATTATAAACAGGCAATTGAACGCGCAAATAAAATATTTTCATGAGGAGAGGGATAAGGAGACTGCATGGTATGAAGAGAGGATTCAATGCGTTCTTAATAACAAACCACAACCATTTCCTCCTGGTCGGACCATAAAAGAGGGCTTGGAACCATTAAGATCGCCAAAATCATAACAAAGTCAGCAATCCAATAGCACAACACCATGAAAGTAATCTACATAGTCTCGGAACTGTTCAATGGAAGGGCTATTCCACTTCTAAAAGAACATCCAGATTATCAAAGTGCATAAAAGGCCATTGCCGGTATGCCAAACGGCAGGTATCAGATTGATAAGGTATTTGTCCTGGGCGAAGAGTCGGAAGTTACCGAACCCAAAATTGAACTCAATGGGGATTTATTTGTGGATGGAACCATAATTCCTACGCCATATAGAGGAGGTATAATTCGAGGTGTGGGAGGACGGAGAGTTCCTGTTAACGAAATACTGAATAATCCAGGCGAGTATGTACAGCCAATGGACCATGATCCAGAAATGAAGTTATCTTAAAATAATACAACGGTTTTTAGATAAAACACCGCATTCGCATTTAATGTTTATTAGATAAGTACAAAATATGAAATACCTGTGCGCAACAATTGGATTGTTTTTGTGGATGCTATTTACTCTTTTGTTGGTTTTGACAATTTTGGGGTGCATAGTGGTTGATGAACCTAGTTGGGGTGACATTCCAAAAAGATTACTAAAAGTATTCGAGGAATAAAACATATCTTGATGTATGTCAAAAATTATAAGTATAACCGAAGATGAGTTTGTAGTAACATGGGACGGATGGGACAAATCGTATGAGGGATTTATTATTGAAGCAGACGATGAACGTATTCAGGTAGGTATTTCAAGTGGTCAACAATGCTGTGAGGAGTATGGGTATTTGATTACCAATGATGAAATTAAGGATTTTATTGGATCAACTATATTATCAATATCCGTTGTAGATGAGGTGTTAAACAAGAAAGAAATACAGGAATTGGAGTGTTTGGACTGCGGAGAGGCAATGTTTGTCAACCTTGAAACATCTAATGGGTTACTCCAGTTAGTGGCGTATAACTCACATAATGGATTTTATGGACACGAGGCTGTATTAATCAGCAAAAAACAGGTTTACGGGAAGTGGGTTTGAGTAAAAAATAAACGAATATGGCTCATTATATTATTAATGCTAATGGCGAAAGAGTTCCGATTGGGGGCAATGTGTCGGATGTGATTTTGGATTTAAGTGGTAATAGAGATGTGAAACTTAAACCATCCGGCCCAGGCGTTCGAGAACTACGCCAATACGCTGAAGAGATAAACCATTGGAGTGAGATCGATCCTGATCAGGTAAAGCTTCGTTGGAAGGGCCTGATGGATTTGTGTAAGAAGCATTGCGAGGAAGAGGATGATAGTAATATATACTCGGATCTTCATCTGTCAGCAAACGAAGCAATAGAAAAAATAAAAAGCATGAAGGCTGAGATGCCAAAGATGGTGCCTCAGGATCCTTATAAAAGCTATTTTGACCTTTGTTCACGTGGTGCTATCGGTAGAAAGGAATTTATGAGTAAGTTTTTTTCAACTGAAGTTAGTGAAGAGGTTACTATTAGTATTTGGGCTAAAACTATCTACGAGAAAGTAGCGCATGAAGAAGGGCCGGTTGACTGCAGTGTCCTACGCATACCGGGCGGAGATACTCTCAAAGCCGTGATTGAAAAGTTGAAGCATATGAATGTTGACTATGCAGGAGGAGAAATTTTTTATTTAATAAGGGAGTGATATGCCAGCGCCGAAGGGGAATAAGTTTGCAGTTGGAAATAAGGGCGGGGGGCGGCCCAGTGAGTATGCGGAGGAGTACGCGGACATAGCGTATAAACTATGCTTACTAGGCGCAACTGATGCTGAAATTGCTGATATACTTGGCTTCAGTGAGGACACAATAAACGAATGGAAGAAAAAACACGAAGACTTTTCCCTATCCCTGAAAAAGGGTAAGCTAATAGCTGACTCTGAAGTTGCTTCCCGGCTATATGAAAGGGCGCTAGGATTTGAACATGATTCAGTACATATCAGTGTCTATGATGGAGAGGTTATGGAGACTCCAATACGAAAAATACACCCTCCTGACACCGCAGCAGCAATATTCTGGCTTAAAAACAGGCAACCCGGTAAGTGGAGAGATAAGCAAGATATCACATTGGCCGGAGACAAAGAAAACCCATTGAAGCATGAATTAACGCTGGATGTAAAAAACATGACCGATGAGCAGCTTAGACAAATCGCAAGCGGCCAGGGTTGAATTAGCGAAACGGGAGCTTGCCCGCAGATCGTTCTTTGATTTCGTTCCTTATGTTTTTCCTAACTACCAAATGAAGTGGTTTCACAAAGTGATTTGCGAAAAGCTCGAAATGGTTCGTGAAAGAAAAATAAAGAAACTGATGATTTTTGTTCCGCCGCAGCATGGGAAATTATTGCCAATTGATACTCCAGTATTTACCCCTAATGGATGGGTTAAACACGGCGACTTATCGGTTGGTGATTATGTTTTTGGGCATGATGGAAAGCAAAAGCGTGTTATTGCTAATTCTGGAACCTATACTTGGAATGTGGACAGGATTAATATTCAAGGTGGGCTATCAATACTTGCCGCAAAAGAGCACGAATGGGTTTTGGAATGCGATCACGATGATCATAAAGGCAGGGTATGTAAAACTTATGAGACTCAACATATATTTAGCAGGAGGCATAGGAGAAATCCAGCAATTAGGCTTGCTGGTGCCCTGGAAACAAGTCATAGGGATTTACCAATTGATCCATATTTATTCGGATGTTGGCTTGGTGATGGATTTAAAGAATTAGGTGGACTAACGGTTGGGAGAGAAGATATTGAGTACTTTAAGGATCTTGGGAATGCCAGGGAGGTGAGACCCGGAATATTTAGAGTGATCATTCCGGGATTAACAACGAAACTGCGGGCCTTAGGTGTTTTAAGAAATAAGCATATCCCAATTCAATACTTAACTGCGTCAGAAGAGCAAAGATGGGCCTTATTAAGAGGGTTAATGGATACAGATGGATGTGTAGATTTTAGGGGTAGATGTGAATTTACTCAAAAGGACAACCAATTGGTAAAACAAGTCTACACACTAATTAGAACGCTTGGAATTAAGTGCTCAAATAATAGCTATGGCGCAACGATAAAAGGAATCAACGTAGGCAGGAAAGTTAGACTTACATTCAGTCCATCAAAAGGAATGGAGGTATTTCAACTGCCAAGAAAAAGAGAAAAATTATTAAATAAATCTAAATCAGAAAGAGACGATAAGAATAAATTTTTTATTGAAAGTGTTGTGCCGCATGGGTTTGTTGAAGGTAATTGCATTCAGGTTGAAGGGGGAGTTTATCTAGCCGGGGAGGATTTAATACCAACTCATAACAGCCAGTTAGCAACGCGGTTGTTTCCGGCGTATACACTTGGCCGGAATCCTAATGAAAAGATTGCAATCGCATCTTATAGCGCACGGCTATCAATGTCATTCAGCAGGGCCTCGCAACGCACAGTGTCGGACAGACTGTATCATAACATTTTCCCAGATATCAGGCTTCCGGAACGTGGCGAAGGGTCAAAAACGGCGGAATTCTTTGAAATAATTGGCGGGACCGGTTCATTAATGTCGGTAGGAGTTGAAGGTAGCCTTACCGGTAGCCCGGTTGATATTGGAATAATAGATGATCCTGTAAAGGACAGGCAAGACGCTCAGTCGATCACTATAAGGGAAAGCACCTGGTCTTGGTATATCGACGTTTTTAAAACACGTCTGCATAACGATTCTGTTCAGTTAATTATTCAAACTAGGTGGCATGAAGATGACCTATCAGGGAGAATCTTAGCGCAGGATGGATATTATTCAGCTGATAATCCGAATGGCTGGCAAGTGGTTAAATTCACTGGATTGCGGACCGATGATCAGAATGATTATGATCCCCGTGAAGTTGGTGAGGCGCTTTGGCCGGAAAGACATAGCAGAGAGCGGCTCGAAGATGTAAAAAGCAAAAATATACTTACATTTGATAGCTTATACCAGCAGGATCCGAAACCAAGCAAAGAAAGCCTTGTATTCCCGGAATGGATTGAAATACCAGAGTTCCCGGAATGTGATGTCGTGTTTTACGGGTTGGACTTTGGATTCACAAATGACCCAACCGCATTAATAAGAATCGGGAAGTCGGGAAATAATATTTACCTGGATGAGCTGATTTATGAGCGAGGTTTGACCAACACAGATATAAGGCTTAAAGCAAAAGCTATGGGGGTTGGTCAATATGAAATATTCTGTGATAGCGCCGAAGCAAAAAGTATTGAAGAGCTAAAAAGGCCAAAGGATGAATTCGGTAAATATGTTCGAGAAGGTGGAATAAATGCCTTGCCAGCGGTGAAAGGGAAAGACAGTGTTAATGCCGGGATAAGCCTATTGAAGGAATACAAAGTTCATTACACATCCCGAAGTCTGAATCTGAAAAAGGAAAAAAATAATTACTCCTGGATCATGGCCGGTGGAGTTAATACCAATGTGCCAATAGATGCATACAATCACGCTATTGATGCGGTGAGGTACGGGGTGTATACAAAATACTCAAAAATTAAAGTAACCTGGGAAGAGTGGTAAACGATAGCGGAGATGGGTATATTAGAGTGGATGGGAATAACAAAAAAAGCCAAAAGTAGTTCACCGCTTCCTTTGGTAATGGAGTTGGGGATAGTTGGAGGCAGTCAGGTGATTTGGACCTTAGCAAGTGGAGAGAACTTTTTGCAAGGCGGATATCTTGATAATCATGTGATTTTTTCTGCTCAGGATTGGAAGAGTTCCAAGTGCGCAACGCCACCCCCTTTGGTGTACCAGAAAAAGGATGAAAAAGAGTATCGAAAATACAAATCACTTCTGAGTGAACCCACGTCGGATAGTCTGATGCGAGCCAGGGATATCAGGCATAAGGCGTTGGAAGAAATTCAAGACCATGAAATGCAAAAGGTTCTTGATAGGCCCAACCCGTACATGGATCGCTATCTTTTTGATTACGGATGGAGCGCCTATTTAGACCTGACCGGAAATGCATACATGTTCGGCGTCCGGGATAGCCTTGATGGAGTCAGCGGTAAAATTAAGGAAATGTACCTTCCTCCGGCTCAGAATGTATCTGGAATATTAAGCAAGTATCGGGTTGTTGAATACTTCTTAAAGTCAAATCCAAGTGAAAAAATTAGTTCCGAAAATGTTTGTCACACTAGGAATTGGAATCCTAAAGTAGTAAGCACTTACGAGTCTTTTTCGGGAGTGTCAAGGCTTCATTCATTGTCTAAGTTGATTGATACGTATAATGAAAGCGTAACGACCGAGAAAAGTATTCTACAGGATAAAGGGGTACGGGAGTTAGTTTTTCCTAAACTTGGATCTGATCCGAATGAGGTATCTGTTATGGAAGGGGGATCAATGCGGGATCGTTTCAACCAAAGGCTCCGGGAATCTGGACAGGGGGGTATACTTACCAGCAAGGTAGAGATGGGGAGTATCAAACTTGGTTTTACTCCAAAAGATTTAGGCATTCTTGAATCGAAGTCGATCACCAAAGCAGATATATGTGCCGCTTACCACATACCACCTGAAATTTTAGGATGGGGGGATAAATCGACGTATAACAATGAGAGTGTGTTTCGCAAAAGGGCCCTTACCGATGCCGTGCTCCCTGATTGTGAAAGGAAAGCGGCGGCGTTAAATGGATGGCTTACTCCGTCTTACGACCCGCAAGGAAAGCAGGGATTGGTGATTGGTTACAATTACGATGTTTTCAACGAATTGCAACCGGATAAGCTGGAATTAGCAAATTGGATGGATAAGGTGCCGTTGACTGGCAATGAAAGGCGAGAAGCGTTTGGTTATGGAATATCCGAAGAGGAGAACGCCAATAAGCTGATGGTTTCAGGAAATTACAAGCTGCTCGAAGATATGGGATTAGACAGCTTTGGAGCTTCCGATACAACAGGGCTGTTCGGAGCAGATACAACAGGCGAGAATTAGAATCGCAAAGAAATTAAGCAGTTGGGCTCATTTTGGCGGTCTGTTGTCATAGTCCGATAAGTGCTGAATAAGTGTTGCGCTTTCTGCTGTGTAGCGGGCGTAACATGGAGTGCGCGAGCCCGTAATATTCATTGGCGCATTCAGCAAAAGACTGGCTTTGCCGGGGAAAGAACGGCATTTTTTTGTAACTTTAATAGTTAACTTCATTCTATGAATACTCCGAGCGAATTACGAAAAGAGGCCAACCGGCACAGGAGACTTGCGCGGACTTATCTGTTTGTTTGCAAGATTTTGTTTGGTGTAATGCTAACGCTGTTTGCTTGCTCAATCTGGAATGCGGCAGAAGGCTCAGTGAAGTATTATATCCTGGCTTTACTATGTGTAGGTTCGGCTATCACGGTACTCGTGCGAAAAATAGCGTTTCACGAGTTGAAGCGGGAGTTTTACATAAATGAGCTGAAAGATGCAAACTCTTCCGTTCTTGCATCTTGGTAACGCAAAAGATATTGAAGTTTATCACATTATGGATCACGACAATACAAAACCAATAAACAATGAATCGACAACAACGAAGAAAAGCTGAGCGCGAAGGTAAACGGCTAGTTAAGAAATATGATTCAGTTGCTCTACTGGCTCGTCAGTACGCAATTAATGAAATGTGCCAGGGAAAATACGACACTGAGTTTCACAGAGCCTTAGCCAACGTGTACCTTGATTTTCGTCAAGGGAAAATAAGTAAAGCGAAGTACGCAGGGATTGTGGCCGGGTTTGTTAAACCAAAAGAAGTGTTATGAAAAAGTTGGAAATATCCTGTATAGAGTGTAGCCACACATTGACAGAATCTACCGTTAAGGGACTGTTGACGGTAAAACTTGGTTCTAATGTAATACTCGGTACGAATATATTTCTCTACCAAATCATGAAAGCAAAAGTTGAAATTTTACCGTGACCGAATCCGAGCAAATAGCATACTGGCGTAAGTACGCAAAACAGAACGCCAAAATGGAACGGTTGGCGTATCGGATCATGCTACGTGCAATCAATGACGGTTTGAGTTCAGTGTATCAGTCGGTGCTAGACTTTGGCCCGGAAGTTACTTTGTTTAATCTGGATGCTCTGTTTACAAGAAAAGTAATCCAAAAAGCATACGAGCAACTGTATTATGAAGTCGGTGTGCGCCATAAAAAATGGGCCGATGCCGACGTAAAAGCGCGTTTCCCTCGCAAAAAAGAGGAAGACGACCGGATACGTAGGCGACCAAACCCTGCGGTAGCAGGGATCGAATCAAATTTTGGAGTAGGTTTTTTCAATCCTGCATGGCTGGCCAGGTTAAAGCAGATTGTAAATGACATTGAGACTATCGAAAGGGTTAATTCTGTCAAAAGCACAATCACCAAGGCGATCCGAAAAAGCATTTCGAGTGCACAGCAGGAATATATTTCTATAAGAAAGATCATTGCGCGTGTAAAGTCTGATTTTACGAATATATCTCACGTAAGCGCTGAAAGAATAGCTAGGACTGAAGTTACCTACATATCAAACATTGCAGCTGAACAATCGGCAAATGAAACCGGGTTAGATTTAGTGAAAGCATGGGTTCGCACAATGGATCACCGAACAAGAGATACGCACGTCAAAGCTCCAAGATCACCGATTAAATCAACCGATAAATTTCTAGTTGGCGGGAAGAAAATGGATAAACCAGGCGATCCAGCAGGTGGGCTCAAAGAAATCATAAATTGCCGGTGCGTGGTTGCATACTTCCCTGCCGACGATTACGAGGATCTTCTTAATGATCAAGGGGAGTTTCATGGCTTCTCGTAATTACAAGGATTTAGAGTTTAAAGTAGTCTTTGGGCCGGAGCTTCGGAAAATCACGAAGTATATTATTCTTAATTCTGTCGATATGAAGATCAATGTATGCTTGGTTGTGTATAATTTCTGATATGAAGATTGGGTTAAACACCTGCGTATATCGTATATCGTTATTTTCAATCAGCAATTCAATCTTGATTCCGTATTCGTCTGGATAATGTCTAAACTTAACATTAGCGCCAATGGCTTTTGATAAGCCATCAGACAGCTTTCGCCCAAGTTGAAATTCATTTCTTTGGGGCTCATTGGTGATTTGATCATTATATTCCATACTTATGAGGATTTATGGTTGAGTATGGCTAGCAAGCGCCGGAATCTCTGGGTCAAGGTTAGGGTTAGCGCATACCCCTACATTAATGATTTTTCCGCTTGATTTTCTGTCAGGATTAGTACCTGTAACGACATATCCTAATGACGGGTATAGTCCAGAAATATCCTTTGTTGTAGCCAGAGTTCCGAATAGGCCTTTTTCGCTCCTGGTTATATTAAAGCATTTCCCAACATCGTGTCTTGAATCGTGATCTATGAAGATGGGCAATATTGCAGATTCAGGCATGAAGTGAGAGTCAATCCTTTCTAAGAGCACGTTATCGTATGTATATACAGGGCTTTTAGGATCAAAACTTCTCAATATTACCTCGTGCCGCTCCTCCTTTGCCGTGAAATACAAGCGAATAAGATATCTAATGAATAGACTGTTCTTGTCACGGTCTGAACAATACTCTTTTAGCTCTGATATTTCGATTATTTTCCCGAAAGACACCCAATTCTGGATGTCTATAAAAGTTAAGGTCACAAATCCCTCTTGGTGATTCAAAGAGTTTGTGCAATAACCGATTGAAGTATTTAGTTCGCCATCTAGCGTCTCGGCTAACTTCCGAACTATTGTACCTATCTCTGAATTGTCTGGGAAAATTACAAATGAGTTTCCGTCTTCAAATCTTTCCATTGTAGTAATCCGATTTAGTCATATCAAATATACAAAAATTTTTTTACCAACCGTATAGGATATAACGGTTATACTATATACTTTTGCTATTGACGCAAGATTCCTTGCGAGGACGTGTGAGATAGATCGAGGGGATGAACTACAAAAGCATTAGCCAGTCATTTAAGGATGTGGACGTGAAGGCAGGGATAGTGACTGGCTATTTCTCTTGTTTTGGCAATATTGACTCTGATGGCGACATCATACAAAAAGGGGCTTTTGCTAAATCAATCATGGAAAGAGGCCCCAATTCTTCTAAGCCTCGGATCAAACACCTAATGGATCATGCATGGCCTGTTGGAACTCTACAAGTTTTACAGGAAGATGAGTATGGTCTTTACTACGAATCAAAAGCTGGATCTTACCCTGATGGAAGAAACTTCTTATTGTATGTTGAAGATAAAGTGATCACTGAGCATTCAATAGGTTTCCGGATAGTAGACAGCAAAAATTATGAAGATCACACGCTGATCACTGAAATGATTTTGTGGGAAGGCTCATCGCTCAGGTTATGGGGTGCAAATCCTGACACTCCTATCACTGGATTAAAGTCTTTTGAAGAAATAGTTGACGTAATGCAAAAACTTCAAAAGGCGCTTAAAATTGGCAAATACACGGATGATGAAATGATCCGTATCGAAGATAATTACAAACAACTTTCTGAGTACATCAAAACCACGCAGCCGGAACCTACCACTGCGCCGAGTGAGGAAAAGATAAAAGCAGAGCCGAAAGGCTTGGAGTCTAAAAAACTTGTGGAAACGTTTAAAACGGCATTGTATGGAAAATGAGGAGTTGGTAGCCGAGGTTAAAACAATTGGCGAAGATCTAAGGAAGCAGATCAACCAGATTGAGGGACAGGTAAAAGAGTCTGGAAAAGTATCGGAGGACACCGCAAAAGGATTCAAAGATATTGAAAAACGCCTTGGCGAACTGGAAAAAAGGTACGGTAAGGATATTGCTGATATCGCTCTTAAGATGAATCTAGAGTCCCTGCCCTTTGGAAAGGATGGAGAAGATCATATTAAGGCACTGGAAGGTCAAATTTATGAGCAGCTGAAAAAAGGCGTTGAGTCTGGTGCTATTTCTGAGTCCGCAACAGGAAGGAAGAGGTTTACCATGGAAAATGGTCACAAGGCCCTGCATCAAAAAGCTGTTGGCGCCATTACTTCCGGAAACCTGACGGACGGAGCTGCCGGTGCTGCTTATTCTGCTCGTCAGTATGGACCGATGGTAGATTCGCGTCAACCGAGAACACGGGTGAGGCAACTGCTGAGTTCTGGCGTTATGTCTGAAAAGCTGTACGAATACCCACAGCTGACAGGTGGTGAAGGAGGCGCAGGTTACCAGGTTGCGGAAGGCGATAAAAAGGCTACCATGGATCTGGACTGGAAAATGGTTCCGCTGTTGCCCAAAACCATTGCGGTTACTGCGGATGTGTCTAAGCAGTCAATGATGGATATTGGATGGTTATCGAGCTTCCTTGCCGATCACATGCAGCGCAAAGTTCTTGACAAGGAGGATACTGAGTTGCTGAATGGCGCTGGTGGAGCAAGTGCGCTGAACGGGATTCTCACGCAGGCGCAGGAGTATGAGCCCACCGATGGCGATTATGTAACAATGTACGATTTCCTTGTTGATGCAGAGGCGCAACTTGAAGAGGACTTCTATTACGCAACCGGGATTCTTTTAAACCCGCGTGATTATGCCAAAATGCTGATCCGTAAATCTGATACCGGTGAATACAACCACCCAGGGTTGATTTTTGGCGGAACCCAACGGGATCTATTGACCTTCAACGGTATTCCAATTTACAAATCGTCTGCCATAACTCGCCTAACCGGAGTGATTGGAGACTGGCAAACTGCGTCGCTTTTGGTTCGCGAAGGGCTGTCATTTGATATTTCGTACGAAAACAACGACAACTTCGAGAAAAACATGGTGACGCTTCGTATGGAGGAGAGGGTTGCGCTGGCTGTTTATGAGCCGAATGCATTCGTGAAAATTGATTTCTCTCTGCTGGCTTCTGCTTAGGGATTGAAAGTGTTTAGGGTGTGGTTTCCGCATCCTAAACACTCATAACGATTTAAAAATCGAAAGCATGGTAAATCTTAAAGTGATAAGGGGCTTCAAGGACAGGGAAACCAATAAGTTGATTCTGACCGGTGCTGTTATTCAGCGGGAGCAGGATAGAGCTGATGAGCTTATTTCGGTCGGCAGGTGCGAATTGGTCCAGGAAGATCAATCAGTTTCCGATCAGGCACCTTCCAAGAAACCCAAGCAGGCAAAAAATAAAAAATCATGACCGAAGTAAAAGTTATTAAAAATATTCAGTCGAAAAGTCTTGATAAGACTGTGCTGGCTGGCGAAACAATTTCTGTTTCCGACAAGGTTGCTCAGTCCTGGATTGATGCGGGGCTTGCCGAGAAAACAGAAACAGAACAGGCCGGTAAATCACCGAAGACGGTGCCGACTACGAAGGAAGAGAAGAATTTCGCGCAATGACAACAAGGGGATTATCTATCAGCAGGGTCGAAACCGGTGAGGAGCCGGTAACTTTGGAAGAGCTGAAATCGCATCTTTCCATAGATTTTAATGATCACGACTCGCTGTTAAATATCCTTCTGACTCAAGCCAGGGAGCAGGTGGAAGAATACACTGCCACTACCCTACTCGCTTCGGATTATGTTGTAAGATGGGAGCAAGTCACAACGGAAGAGTTGCCGTACGGGCCCGTTATCGGAGTTGAAAGCGTGAAGGACAAGGATGGAGAAGACGTTTTGTCATACTCGCTGGAAGGGTTAATGGGTAAGTTTGTTTCTATCAAAGCAGATAGCTTAACCCCGGTGATTGTGAACTATTCAGCTGGTTATACCTCTGTTCCTTTTGGGTTGAAACTAGCTATCATGAAACTTGCCAGCGACAATTTTGAACAACGCACGGGATTTGACGTTTCAGGGAAAATGACGTTTCAGAATTTCCCGAATGACTGGAGAAAAACAGCAGCCCCTTATTCAAGGAAAACATGGTTGGTATAAATCCGGGACAGCTCAGGGAAAAGGTTCAGTTTTACACTCTGAACAGAGTGGGAGATGGAGCTGCTGGGTTTACAACGTCTCCGCCATCTCTTGCCTTTGAAACACTTGCTTCTGTAAAGCCATTAAAAAGCGTCAGAGGAATCGAAGCGGCGCAACTGATATTGATGCAGCCATACGAAGTGGTTATCCGGTATGCTGAGAACCATTTACCAAAGGTGGATATGATTGTCAAGTGCCGCTCTGAATCGTTTCTTGTGAAGGAAATAACTGAGGTTGACAGCTACAAAAAACTGATTAGGCTAACTGTTGTGAAAGAATGAAAATCAAACTTGAAGGGGTTGACAAAGTTATAGCGGCCTTGGGTAAGATTGAAAAGAAGTTGGCAAATCAGGCTAACAAAGAAATTGCCGGTGCCGCGCTGAGAACAGTTGCGGTAGCAAAGAACAGATTGCAGCCATTGCCGGGAGATAGCCGCGAAATGGCGGTTGACATAGCAGCGATAAGACAAAGCATTAATTTTACTCACGATACTGTTAAAAAAGAGGCATCGGTTTTCGCCGGAAATGTAAAAGATGATCACTTGGCTGCCTATTACGAGTTTGGAACAGGAAAGTATGCCGGGAGATACGTTCGCACGCTTCCTGAACCATTTCAAAGATTAGCCATGAGGTTCTATGTAAACGGAAAAGGAAGATTGCCGGAGCACCCATATTTGATACCTGCGTATATACAAGAAAGTCAGAGGCTTTCTGATCGTTTGAAAAACTTAAAAGTGAGCTGGTAAGTGGAAGAGGTTGAATTGCCGATCAGGATAGGATATTATAATCTACTTAACGACCTGGAAGTTGGAGAGGGTTTAATACCTGTTTTTGACATGCAGGCCCCCTATCCTGAAAGTGTTCCGTATATCATTATTGACGGAATAGTTCCGGTCGCATTCAACACAAAGGATACATTCGGATACGAGCTAACAGTTGAATTATTGATCTATACCACGTTTAAAGGGGATTTTGGCGGGAGAAAAGATAGCGATTTAATCGCAAAAGAAATTTTAAAAAAGGTGATTCCGTCACCTGGTAAATCCGGAGTTGTAGCGGCTGGTTTTAGTGTCTACATGGCTAAACTAGTGACCAGCAATAACGAGACATCCTACATCGACACAAAAAGGATTTACCGCAAACGGATGACATTCGAGCATTTGGTTGAGCAATTATAACAATATAAACGGGACGAGGGGATGGCAAAGTTTAATGGTACCGAATTTAAGGCATATATTGTCGGAACACCCAATAAGCTAATAAAGGGCACAACAGGGCTTGATATTACAGTATCAGTCGCTGAAATTGACGTGAGCACTAAGGACTCATTAGGTTGGAAGGAGATTATAGGTGGTCAAAAATCATGGTCAGCTAGCTTTACCGGAATTGTTGATTATACCGAAGGTTCTGATGAGGCGGGAATAAAAGCGTTGTTGGCTCTTGAAATAGCAAGAACGCCGGTCACATTATTATTCAGCAATGGAATAACGGCAAGCCAAACTTATACCGGAACAGGCTTGGTACTTAATATTGATTGGGGGGCCCCGCTAGAGGACAAAGTAGAATTTACCGTAGAAATTGGCGGGTCGGCCGCGATAACCCTAGCAACACTAAGCGAATAAAAGTAAGTAAGATATTTTAGCTGAATTATGAATAAGTTTTTTGGGTACGTTGAAATTGAAATTCAAGGTGAGGTTATTCCGGTAAAAATGGGAGCGTATGCCACTGAAGAATTCTGTAATAATTACGGTGTGACGCTGCGTGAAATTGGCGACATTTTTCAGCTGGAAGAGTACACAACACCGGATGGAGATCTAATCAACGTTGAGGTTCCCAAAGATGTTTTGAAGTTTCTGGCTAATGTGCTTTATGCTGGCGCTAATTATGCAAGCAGGATTGTCGGTGGGAAGCCGTACACGATCATGGATGCCTATCAATGGGTTGACGAGATCGGCTACGCCTCTCCAAAGGCAATTGAGATAATCACCTCGTTTAGGAAATCTATAATGTTTGGAGGGAACCCACCGGTGGAGTTAGCGGGAGAAAGTAAAGGGAAGAAAAAAAAAGAGCAGTTAACGAGTGGGATGAGTTAAGAGATCAGGCTATTGGTTGCTTGGGTTTAACCTTAATGGAATATTACGATAGAACTCTTTATGAGCTATCTATTGAGATACAAGGGTATAATTCAAGGTGGGAAGAAAAGTGGAGACACACCCGCCTGATTTATACCCTTCTCTATAATGTGAATGTCGGCAAAGGGAAACAGAAAAAGCCGCAAGAGTTAATACCGCTTCCAGGCGAGTACGAAGAAGTTAACTTTCAAAGAAAAATTGCAAAGCTGAAAGAGGATGCTGAGTTCTTAAAAGCAATAACGGGATAGAGGGGTATGGCGGATCCAAATTTAGTTGTAAAGTTTAGCGGTGATTTGTCGGATTGGAATGAGGCTGTTGGAAAAGCAAAGGCTGATCTTGCAATGCTTGATTCTTACTTTAGGAAAACAGCACAAGCTCAGAATGTTTCTGCTAGGGCAACAGCTAATGACACTAATGCCACAAATCTTTTAATTGCGTCACTTAATAATCTCAAAAGGGGGTTAGTTGAAAACACTGCTGCCGCCAAAGCAAATACTGAGGCGATACAAAAAAATACGGAGTCGGCCGGAAAATATAAGGATGGAAACGATAAAGCCGGTGATAGCCTAGGTAGCTTCGTTAAAGGATACCTTACCTTCTCCGCTGTAATGCAAAGCGGAAGAATATTTCTGAATGCGACAAAAGAGGTACAAAAGTTTGAGAACCAGCTAAAAGTAGCGTCGGGCACTAGTCAGGATTATGCTAAAAACACGCAATTCCTTGAAGTGCTTGCGGATAAATACAATAAAAATGTAATTGATCTTGGTGCTAACTTTGCTCAGCTCACTATTGCCACGCGCGGAACCAATCTCGAAGGGGAAAAGACTGAGCGTTTATTCGCTGCCGTTACTGCTACTTCGGCGGCCTTGCAAATGTCTGTCGATGATACAAACGGAACATTCCGGGCATTCATCCAAATGGTTAGCAAGGGGAATGTCCAGGCGGAAGAATTAAGAGGACAGCTCGGAGAGCGGCTTTATGGCGCATTTAATTTGGCTGCAAAGTCCATGGGCGTCTCGACGGCCGAACTCAATAAGATGCTTGAAAAGGGAGAGGTGCTTGCATCCGATCTTTTGCCTAGACTAGCAGTTGAATTAGAGAATTCCTTTGGAAAACAAGCAGAGCAGAACAGCAAGAATTTAGGATCCGCAATAGAATATACCAGCGGACAATTAACAATGCTAATCGCTGAAGCTGGTAAAAGTACCGGATTGACGGATATGTTCACATCCGCAACAACAGCGGTTGGTGGTTTTGCTAAGTCTTTAAGAGGTTCCGGATTTTTCGATTTCCTTGGAATAGCGGCAAAAAACGCAATTCATGGTGCTAGCTTTTACTCTTTGCTTTCTGCCGCCACTGATGTTTCCGCTAGAAATGTTCAGAGCGGGAAAGGGTCGTCCGCAGGACCTAAAAAAAGCTCTATGTCAGATGTTTCCAGTGAGGACTATGGAAAACAATATGGTATTAGAGATGTAAATACAAAACAGGAGGAAAAAGCCAGGAAAGAAAAGGAGTCGCTAGCTCGACAAGCGAAGTCGGATCAGGAGAGAGCGGTAAGGGAACAAATTCAGGCGTCTAACGATAGAATTAAAGAGGCCATTCTGAAAGTTGAGCAAGGAATTTATGCCAAATACTTTGGAACAGATGCTCAACAATCTGACAGGAAAGCCAATCAATTTGATTTAAAGTTCCTTCAACAAAGTGGCGGGTTAAAAACAACCTACGGCGCCGGGTCACTCGAAGAGATTAGCGGGAAAACAGCGCTTGCTAATCCTGTTGGAGCGGGTAATACTCCAAATTATGATCATATCACGGCTCAGATCAATTCAATGACTGAAGCCTGGTGGAAGGAAAAGATTGCCAAGGACGCGTCAACGGCCGCAACTGCCGAGATGAGTATTTCACTTGCCGAATTAAATGAAAGTCTTCAAAAAATAGTTGACCAAGCAAAAGTTGAGTTTTTCACCGGACTTGGCGAGTCGATTGGTCAGTTAGCGGTAGATGCTGGTTCGATTGAAAATGTTGGGGACCGAGTGGCGATGATCATGGGTGATATGATTTCCCAGATTGGTAAAGCCATTATTGCCTACGCATTTACAATGGAAGGCCTAAGGGATGCTTTAACCGCATCGTTTTCTAATCCGTATGTTGCCCTTGCTGTGGGTATTGCAGCGGTGGCGGCGGGTAGCGCGCTGAAAACAGCAGCAAGCAAAAGAAGCAGGGAGGCGCAAGGCGATTTTTATACGGGTGGTATAATTCAAGGTGGTCCGGGGTTGGATGCCCTAACTGCTAATGTGACAGCCGGAGAAATGATTCTAAACAAGCGTCAGCAGTCCAATCTTTTTGGGATGCTAGACGGAGCATATAACGGCCGGATGTTTGGAAAGAGTGCCGGGCAAAATGGCCGCGGAAGAAGTGACACTATACATGTTGTGGTGGAAGGAAGAACAAGGGGCTCCGATATAAACTATGCAAATAAAAAGGGAGGTAGAAAAAACAGATATTTTGAATAAAAATGGCCTACACTGTAAAGTGGTTTTCTGAGTTTGATGATACTGACGGGGTTAAGTACATTACAGAAGTCTATGACAGAGACTTCTCTGGATCTGCTATTGAGGTATTATCTGGAAGTGAGCCTTTCAGGGCTGAAATGATGGATGTGGAGGACCCGTTTCAGGTTATCAGGTCAATGAAGTTTACTTTTCAGTGGGTGTCCGATACGACCAGTGGATTTGACATCAGTGACGTTTTTATAACTGATGACCGAAAGTATAAGCTGGTCTTTTCCAGCGTTGACGAAGAAGGAAATAAAACTCCAATCTATTACGGGTTTCTGGTTTTTGTAGATTGCGACGAGCCTTTTAATTCAAAGCCATATCCTGTTACTTTGTCGGCCACGTGCGGACTCCCATTTACTAGAGATGACTACTTTTTAGATTCAACCGGAAGTTTTGTTGAAGGAAATGTTTCACTTATAAAAGTGATAGCAAATGCGCTTACTTCTACTCAGCTAACGTTGCCAATTTATACTTACGTTAATCTGTTTGAGTCTTCCATGCCGCAAGATACCGTTAGCCCGTTGGAGCTTGCAGAGATAGACGCAGATGGGTTGCGCGGGAAAAAAGCATCTGAGATTATTGAAGGTATACTTAACGCATTCGGAGCGTTTATTGTGCAAGCACAGGGTGCCTGGATAATAAAAAGCGTTAAGGATCAGACTATTTATATTGGCACGGTCCGGCGCTATGATACCAATGGGGATTTTATTGATACAGCGGATGTTCGTCAAACTGCAAGTTTTGGTAGAAGTGCGTTTAATTCGTTGACGCCAAACGTTCGTCCATTAAATGGGGTAACTGAGCGTTTTGCTGAGCCAAACTCTATAATAACAGAAACCGTTTCGCCTGGAAACGCTGTCAATAGGCTGCCAAATGGAACTTTCAGTGGGCCCGTTTTAAGCGGGAATATGTCTGGATGGGTTGACGATTTTAGCGCACTTCAGCACCCATCAGGCCCAGGATGGACACGAGCTGGAACCGGTAAGCCGGATGATCCGTATCGGGTTGAAATAACCGGTGCGGACACGTACGGATCAACTGGAGTTCCTTCCAATATCCACATTCCAAGTCCAATTATCCTGAATGCTGGAGATTTTGACGTCAATAAAGAAACCAAATTAAAGCTGGTTATATCCGGCGCGTTTCGCGCTGCAGATATAAGTTTTTTCTACCTATTTGTTCGGTTAAATGATGGTGATCGAGATTTTGTTTCGTATCTGGACGAAGGGGGGAAATGGAATTTGTCAAAACGCGATGAGTTTTATGTAAGAATAGACGTTGATGTTCCAGCTAATCCGCCAAACACACTGGACTTTGAAGAAGCTACACTTCAGACATTTGAAATAAAATCCGATGTCATAACAAACTTCTTAAATCAAGGCGGTCAAATGATTGCCAAATTATACTTTGAAGTTCGAGCCGGATTCGTGTCTACTGACAAAACAAAATTTCACTTTCTAAACCCAAAATTATCCTGGGAAGACTTTTCGGTAGTGGTTACAACCGAAACAATGTTTGAAGCGGAGCACAAGTACAGAGTAGATGCAAAATTCCCTATAAGAAACCCAACGGCGTCTTCATATTCGATAATAGTTGCTGATAAAGTTGGAATTGAAACTCCAGAGCAAAGCCGTATATCTAACCGGGTAATGACCGGATATATGACACGGGTCGGTTTTGGCTCTCCAACTGATTCGTGGAAAAGATTTACCGGAGGAGAAGAAGATCCTAATGACCCAGATTTTGAGCCTATCCAGAAAAAAAGCCTGAGAGAGAGAATTAGGTTATTATGCGGGAAGAGGCGTATTATCGAAGGCCAGTTTATCGGACATGGATTGAGGCCCGACCACTCTGTATTTAACCGTTATGAAGATACAGGTGCCCCGCAAACTTTTTACACAATTACCGGATGGAAATGGAGTGTGAAAGATGCGATTTATGATGCCTCGTTTTATGAACTACAATTTCCGCCTCTTGATAACGAAGTGATTGATATTGTTTCGGATGACGAGGGAGGTAGAGGGAATAGAATGTATGGCGGCGGCGGCGGCAGCAAACAAACTGGCGGAGGAGGAACAGGAAAGGTAATCGAGGAAATTGTTATAGATGAGATTCTGCCGTATGACTACAATGTTAATGAGGTTGATGCTGAATATAGGGTTTGTGATATCGGTGTGTTAATACAATCTATGCATGTTCCTGATTCTTTAGAGTGTCAAATCTTAATTTGGCCAGATTGGGTAACTGATCTTATGGTTTATCGTGGCGAAGAACTTGCGGATGAAGATATTCCAATTGGTGGAATCCTACAAATACAATGGAAGGGTCAGCCGGATAAGGTCGGGAATTACCAAATTCTTGTTGAACTTGTCGGAGAATATGGCGAGGATGTATTAACCTCTATCCCTCTCATCATCTCGCCCAAAACCATCCAAACCCACACTTTAATTGACACCGGCATTGACGGCCCGTTAATATTGGGGCCAATCCCCGGCGCTTACAAACTCCCCGAAAAATGGGACCTGCGCGACAAGATAGAAGGCCTGCACGACAAGGTAGAGCAGACGACAAAAGGCGGCGGACCGGGGGGTGATGAGATTGATCACACCATTACCCGGGATGTGACCGAAACAGACTTGGCAACTTACCGACCTTTCCAGGACACAGACGGAATAACGACGCTGGCCGGACAATTCACGCACCAGGTAAAAACATGGAGAGGCGACAAGCTTGTGAGCGATGAAACGATAAACTTTGTCCTGTATGATGATGAGTACCTGGCATTGTTGAAAATGTTTCTCACAAAGGCTGAGGTAGAAATCGGAGAAATAACCCTTGACGGTTCGACAATCTTTGTGAACCCGGAAATAAGCAATAACAAGGCCACGGTCGCCGACACCGAGCATGACGAGGTAATTCTTGAACTGAGTTTTGACGGCGAAATAATAAAGACAACTACCATCACCCTTGTCGATCCGGAAACAGACGGCGAGTATTACCTGTACGATGAAGACACAGAATACGAAACTGGCGTATATACTTTAACGGTAACTGTAAATAATGGTGGGGTGCTGGCTCAGAAGCGGACTGGTATCTTTGAGATCGGCCCGCTGGAACCGAAACCAAAAGCAGGTTTAAAACTGGTTGCCTTTAAGCCGGGTACTGTTAATTATACGATCCTGGAAGAATTACCGCTATCCGGAGCTGAGTATGATCTACCGGTAAATTACAGTATTCTGTTCGATGGGATGGATGGTATCCCCTATTTTTCGATAGAATGGAAATATTACAAGCTACGGGCCGGGTCGTTTGCCGAGTATGACCTGGAAGCAATAACCGGTTATCCGCAAAAAATAACATACAGCGAGGCGGTTACCTCCGAAAAAGTCCTTATTTTTGGATTAAAGAATTCAACACAAATTTCAGACGCTCACGACGCTCCGGCTACATTCCGGGCAGTAGCGACAATAAGAGACGAAGAAGGGGTTATTGTAGGTATTTGTCAGTCGGACTTTGCATTCCGGATTGCGCTGGAACCAGGTGATTACTCAGGCGGATTACGGTTCTTGAATATTACCGGTAGCGATGTTGTCGTAGTTGACAAGAACATGCCGAAAGCGGGCCGGAAATACCCATTGCCGCCTGCAGGTACATTCTGGTCTGTGTCGGTTCTAAAATTCTTGGATGAGCTAAATGTAGCCATTGAATTCGATGAGGTTCTTGTGAAGCTGGAAAAGAACGGCGTCGTCCTACATTTCATGGGGATTGACTTCGTGAACAGATTCACCAGCGCGGAACCGATCGCTGAATTACCAACTGACCTGGACGCAAATGTTATAGGGGAACTCGACGGAGGTTTAAGATATTGCGATGATCCCGCGAACCTGCCGGTATTAATCGACGAACCCGGAGAATACAAAGCAACCTTCGTAGCGCTTCTGGAAGATGTAGAGGTAGCTGAGCTGTATACAGATTTTGAAATTATCGAAGAAGCGGTTGAGCCTCCGGTAAAAGATTGCTGCGATTGTGATTGCGATGAGGTAACAGTTTTTAAAACGGATATCGGGGATGGGGTTAATAAGATCTATGATATAATTCACGGTCTTGGAACCTTGGATGTTGTCAGCGATCTAAGACTTAATTCAGATGACAGTCCGGCCCGAGGAGCATACAAGCCTATTGACATAAATACACTGAGGTATGAATTCGCAAAGGTTCCGACAGTAAACAGGTTTAGCGTTACAATCAGGAAGAAGTAGTATGAAGGATTTATTTGTAAGCGACATTGAGGCAGAAGGCGATTTTTCAATCATCGGGCAGATTATCAGCCAGGCGATGTCAATGGCCCCGCTTATTGTTGCCAATACCCTTCTTAATATAAATTTCAACGCGGACTATCTGGACGGTTATCATGCTTCCGCCTTCCCCCGAAAAGCAGAAGCAGCAACAATATCCGCTGTCTGGAATTTCACCGACCCGCCTCTTGTAACGAATCCAGGCACAAATCCGAACAATGTCGCGACATACGGGCAGCTGACCGCGCTGGACGGAACGTTTAATAGCAAGTTTGATGCCAGATTAGCGACAAAAACGACCAGTAGCCTTGCTGAGGGGAGCAATCTTTACTTTACTCAGGCGCGGGTACTGGCTACGCCTTTGACGGCGTATGCGGTTGGTGCAAATACCGCGCTGGCAGCTACCGATACGATTTTGGGAGCTTTTCAGAAGGTTCAGGGGCAATTGAATGCAAAGGCTGCTACTCTATCCGGTACTTCTGGCTTTTTTGCAAAATTCACATCTGGAAGCACTATTGGCAACAGTATAATGTCAGAAAATGGCAACCAGGTTGTAATAGGCGCGAATGACACCAACTCTAAATCCCTTCTACTTCGAAACTTTACCGAATATTGGAACTTAGAGTTATCAACTGCTGTAATATCATATACCGCTGCGAACCCGGCAATTTTGGTTACACACGGAGCCGGATCAGCTCCCTTTAATCAGTATGGAAAATTAATATTCTTTGGCCGGGCTGCAGATGGAGCGAACGGCGGAATTTCATTTTATTGCGGAGCGGACAGGGGATTAGCGTTCGACATCTCCGCTAACAAGATTATTACAATCTCAAATCAGCTTGTAAGTACCTTAGCGAATGGAACGGCGGCATTTTCTGTAACTTCGACGACGCTTAATCCTAACCTTAATTCGGACTATCTGGACGATCAGCACGGTTCGTATTACCTATCCCGCGCTAATCATACAGGATCGC